AACATCCGGATTTTGTTCATCCAAAAAGTGATAAAGTGAGTAAAACAACTGGGAAACCTTTTGCTAAAAACTTTACTATTCATGGAGGTTGGAGTGAGGCTACCGGGTATATCCAGGATGACAAGTCTATTAAGATTACAATTAAAAAGACTAGCAGTACGGGATCTACACCAGCAGCTCCATCTAATCCAGCGGATGATTTTATGGGTCAATACTAAGGAACCGATATGAAATATGGTTTAACACCTAGGCAGAAAAAAGTTTTTGACTACGTTAAATCTTATATGAAAAAAAAACCAGTGGCGCCTACCTATCAAGAAATGGCAGATGCCGCTGGTCTAAAATCCAAAAGTGGTGTTCACAAAATAATTAAAAACTTAGAGGCAAGAGGATGGCTAAAGACGATACCAGGGAAGAACAGATCTATCCAAATAAACCCATAGATCTATCAGACGATCCTAATACTAACGAGGTTATTTCAGATATACTAAGTCGATGCGATAAAGGTATGGATAAGTTTGGTAAAACCATGCGATCAGTAATGTTGCAAAATCCCAAAGATGCTCTATATTGGCTTAACAATTCATACGAAGAAAAAATTGACGATATAAGATACACCAAAGAGGCTATTCAAGCATTTAGAAATCTAAACGAAGATCATAAAAAATTAAAAATTAAATACGATCAAGCTTTAAAAAAAATTAAAGATTTAAAAGAATATAATCAATTACTAAAGGATCATCCGTAATGGGAAGAAAATTTGAAAAATTCTGGTCGGGAGCTGTCGGTTTTACAGCCGTTGAAAAGTTCGATGACCTGAATGTAGCAGTTAAGGCTAGTGTACCATCTGCTGCAGCTACTATCAGCATAGATCATAAAACATTAAGTTATGATTTTAAACGTATAAAGGAGGTAGGTAAAAAAGATGCAAACGCACTACGAGGAACTGGAGCAAAAGATCCAGGAGAAAGAAAAGGAGAGAAAGTCTCTGAACGCAAAGATAACGAGACTAAAGAAAAAAAATGATGGAATTTATCCACCAGGTATTGCAACTCTCTCTAAAGAGGCTCACACAAAACTTATTGATGTGATCCAGTTGCAAGACAAGCTAGTTGCTTTACAAGGTTAATTACTAGCTTTTTTATTGTTGTTCAAAATACTGCTATACGCAGAAAGCCACTCTTACGCCTAATAAAACTTACCATATTGTCAATATCTATTGCTATAATAGAAATATATCTTGACACCCTGTCAATGAATGCTTATATCTATATTGTCAATGAAGAAATTTAAAAAATTCAAATTCAAGACTTTCAAGGCTCTTGAAAATTTCTTCGAAACTAAAATTCTCCCTCTTGAAAACATAAGCACCAAAGTTATTGGTAAGACGCTTTATGTTTGGGAGAAAAAAAGAAAGGCTGCATGAGTAAAGAACAAAAAAAAGAATATAGAGTTGAAATAAAATCTCTATTTATAGTTGATGTTGAGGCTAATTCACCTGAAGAGGCTAAAAAGAAAGTAAGCGAATATAAACACATTGGAGAATGCTCTGATGGAGGCGCTTTCTTTTATGAAAGATACGATTGGAATAAAGCTGAAGTGGAGGCTGCATGAAGATAACAAAACCTTCATCTAATTTAATATGTATATATTTAGATGATCTTTCAGAAAAACCAAAAGCATATAAGTACCTGGAAAAAAAGAAGTGTGTTCAAACGCAATTTGTTCCAGCATTCCTAGTAGCTGCTCCCGAAGTTTGGGGTCAGTTAAAAACCGAGAAACAATTAATGGAGGGAAAATAGATGACAATTGTTAAATACTACGATGGCAACCCACTACAATTCTATAAGGAATATAAAGTTCCTAAATTATCAACTAAAACTTTTAAAGGATCCTGGTTAACGGGTTATGTTAATGCCTTTTTCAAAGGCACTCATGACTATACCAATTCTTCTAAAGTTTTTATGAAAATAAAAAACTGCCAATACTCATTAGTTAATAAAGAAAGTGTGTTGGTTAAGTTCTTTAAAAATATCAAAAAATTGAAAAAAGAAAATTTTGAAGGTGAGGTTTTTGCTTTTCAATTATCTAACTTAAAGGAGGCTGCTTAATGGATGTATTTTTATACAATCAAAAAAAAGTTGATGGTAGAGCTGCAAGATATATGCCAAATGTAAATAATTTGACATCTCTTCAAACTGCCAAATATACTTTTGAAAAACAATATAAGATCCCTAAGATCTCTAATAAAACTGATAAAGGCAAATGGCTTAATACTTATGCTAATACTTTTTTAAAAGGAGCCTGGATCTTTGATGGTCAATTAAAAAAGCTAAAAATAAAATTAAAAACAACTCAATATCAAATTAATAATAATGCTGCTGTTGTTGTTCAGTTTTTTAAAAACTTAAAAAAACTCAAAGCAGATAATTTTGTTGGAGAAGTTTTTAATGTTCAAACTAACTTAAAGGAGGCTGCTTAATGTATGTAGTTACTTATAAATTGCCGGGTAGAGAGAAAACCTACTCGGCTAAAACAATCCCGTTAGCTCACAAAGAGTTTTTAGAAAACTATGCTGAGGCAGCGGGTCAAGTCAAGAAAGTAAATATCGAAAAATATAATGAACCCAATTTCAAAATAGTCTTGAGTTATCCAACTTACAGAGATTATTTTGCTAATGAAAGTTTGGATTGAAACTTTACATAGAAAAAGTGGAAACAAGCTTGCTGTTAAAGTAATGATTAATGGCAAAAAAAAGCAAAGAGCTTTGTTTGAAAAAAACCAAAAAAGACAAGCTAAAGAATATGCAGCTAGCTTGAGGTTAAAAGAACCTCACTTAGCTATGCCAGCGGATATAACTTTTGCTACAGCTATAAAGGAATATAGTAAAACTGTGCTTTCAAATGAATTGCTAGCTTATGAGACTAGACTTCACATGATTGCCCATTTAAACCACCATATAGCGCCACACATAAGCAAGGAGGCTCTAACCGACTATACCTACCATGATTTCAAAACAACGTACATTCCAGCTCTTATAAATAGCTACGGAATGAGAGTTAAGAATGCTCCTGGTGGTAAAACTACTGTCGAAAGAACCAATATAAAGCTTGGCAAGAAATCAATTAAAGATGCTGTTGCAAACTTTAAATTGTTTGTGAAGTATTGCCTGGAAAGAAAATGGGTAATTGATAGTGCTATCCTGGAATTTAAATTTAATAAAAATTTTTTCCAAGGGGAAAACACAAAAGCCAAATGGATGCCTAAATACAAAGATGTTGTAAAATTGGTAACTCAACAAACAGATCCATTAAATAAAGCTTTGTTCCATACAGCTGCAGAAACCGGTATGAGATTGAATGAAATCCTGGGATTAACTTACTCAGATATAGATCTAAAAAGCAAACCAGCTTTGATCTATTTAAATCACTCTACTGATAAATGGAATAACTTTAGAGAAAACTTCTTAAAAACTGCAAGCTCTAAAAGAAGAGTTGAGATCTCTAAAAGTTTGGCTCTTATATTAGATGGCTGGATGAAGTCTCAAACACCAAAAAGAGCTGGTCAATATAGATTGGTATTTGGAACTGTATCTAAAAAGATGGCTAGAAGAAGAGTTATGAAAGCTGCAGATAGATTAGGTATTCAGTGGGAAAGTGGATTATCTCCATTTAGAAAATTCTCATTTTCTTTCTTAAAAGATCAGCAAGCTCTTACTGATAAACAAATCATGCAAAGATTTGGCTGGACTAACATGAATACTCCTAACAAATGGTATTACAGAGATCTAGATACTAATAAGGAAGTTAGATTATCAGCAATTAATAAGATGCTACCTAACTAATGCCAAAACCTATGAGCTATCTCTTGTTTAAGTTAACACTTGAAATGGCTCATACTAACACCTTCGAAAAAGATCCCTGGGTTCAGCAGCAATATAAAAAATACCTAGAGGATTTTGCAATCAAACAAAAAAAAATGGAGAGTAAAATGCACTCTCCATTTCACTCTCCACTTTACTCTCCAAATCTTAAATAAGCCTTTAATACCAATGCGTGTCGCCAGTATTTGAACCTATAACCCTAAACCCCGATTTCTTCAATGTTTATACCAATAAAACCTCAAATTGAATGTAAAAAATTGCAAAATATGCAATGAAATAAGCATTGATTTTATTGAGAAGAGACTGGTTGACTTCTCTCCCACTCTCCATCTACTCTCCACTTTTTACAAAAATTCCTGGGTGTAGCGTAGCCTGGTAACGCACTAGCTTTGGGAGCTAGGGATCATTGGTTCAAATCCAATCACCCAGACCATTAGGAATTTAAGACACTATCTATGTTATTTTCAATTTCTTTAAGCTTGGCATTACGCAGCTCGTCATCCTTTTTCATACACTGATAATGAGCTTTAGTCTTATCAGCAAAAGCTACAAAGCTTTCAGTATTAACCATATCCTTTTTACAATATCTGCATGGTCCAATACCCATTAAAATTTGCTTGGGTCTTTTCCATGTCTTTTTAGCCATTATTCCATAATCAATTTTTTAATAGTTAATGAGCCGTCTATATTTGTTTCAAGCTCAGCTTTAGTTTTGATACATCTATATTCAATATTTTCTGAAATTTCACGATTGGCAATACGCTTACCTTTTAAGCAAGCAGATAAATCAGGCTGTATTCTTGCCTCTTTAATTTCATTGTTGACCAGGAGTAATAAAGCTATAACCATCTGTTCCATTAGTGATTACCATTAGCTCTAACTTTATCTTTTAAATCTTCTAAGTTATCTTTAATTTTTTCTATATCTTTCATAGCATAAGTTATGTTGACGTTATTATTTCTCATTGTCTCCATTTCCTTTTGGATGTTTTCTACTTGACCCGATATATGTTCAAGCAGCATAAACTGTTCTTGATCTGTTGGGAGCTGCTCACTCTTCTTTAATAAATCTGCCTGGTGTAATTCCCTGGATGTCTCTAAGCTTGTAAGCCTAGCAGTTAATTCTGTGTAACCAATTATTCCTAAACCAACGGCAACGCATAAAGCTATTAAGTTTCTTAAAGGTAAAGAGATATTAGTATTGTCATTAATTTTCATGCTCCGCCTCTATTTCTTTTCTTCCAAGATCTTCTTTTGTGTTTATTCATACTTGAAAATTTAGGTTTCTTTCTTCTTGTTACGCTAGTACGTTTAGCTATTCTTTCATGTGGTAATTTATTAACATCGAATTTTGCTTTAGCCATTACTTCTTTTTACGATCAAGTACCGACTTAGTTATTCGTGTTCCAAAGCTAGCAGAAAAAACTATGATAACTAAATACCATACTGAGTCTGGCAGCTCATTAATTATAGATACCCACTCTCTAAAGTTTTCTCTAGTAGATGGGAACCAACCTGTAGTAAGCATACCAATTAACCAGAGCATTAAGATCTCATCTTTATAAGATTGATCCTGGCTTTTAATTCTAGTTATATCTACATCTTTAGCTGCCTCTATTTCAGCAGCTCTAATTACTTTTGTCTTTTCAGCTTTATGTTTAAAATGATCTGTTGCTTTATTAATAACCATTTTAGTTAATGGGTTATTAAATAATTTTAATAGATGTATCATTTGTTAGATCCCCGCATAACACTTGCTAGACTTTCACATCTTGAAGTCGTTTGTTTATGCCAGGCACTATCAATCATTTGATTAGCTGCCTCTTCATAATCTTTATCTCTGAGAGCTTGCCACATCTTTTTAAACTTCATGACTCTGGGTTTTCCTAATTGAAAACACATCTCACAAATCACACCTCTAATAATATGATTGCTTTCTATTTCTGTAAGTAGCTCATCCGCAGATTGTAGAGCTTGGTTGAAATCCATGTCGAAAAGCTTTTCAAGATCCTCTTTAGGATAAGTAACGCCTTCAACAAAATCATCACTGGGTAATACCAAATGACCATAACCAATAGTAGCATGACCCATACTACAGGAATACATAGTATCTCTAAAGCCTTCATGCTCTCGGATTCTTTCTTTAACATCTTCCATATTTCATCCTTCTTTTTTTGGGTTAAAATTAAGAATCTTAACACCTAGTTTTTTTTGTTCTTTTGTTTTACTTCTATAAATCTTAGTACCTGATTTACGAAAGTTTTGAGTCTTAACGTCATAAGTTAGAATTTCTCCTGTCTTAATGTTAAGCGTTAGAATATCTATGGGTCCACGCCCACCTGCAGGAACAAAAACAATCAAGTTTGGATCCTTAGCAAATTGAGCCTGTGCAAGCAGCTCATTAGATAATCCTTTAGCAGCAGTATTTCTGTTTTTATTTTTGAAAGAAGTAGATCGCTGAGCCAATTAAACCTCCAATAAATATTATTATTGCAGCGGCTCCTTTTCCCCTCGCCATATCTTCTTTAAGGGATTTTACATCTTTACGCATTTCATCTAGTAATTTAAAAATTGTTTTCATACGCTCTTGGCATACCTTTTCATGATATGAAATTTTAATTGCATTAGAGCTTTCAGTAGTAGGTGATCTTTTTTTCTTACGTTTCATTTAAATATCTACAGTGAAACCTAATAAAGATCTGATGTTTATTAGTTTCCTTCTTTCCTATTTCTTTTTGTTTTTTGATTGCCTCATCATAACCAGCACTTAAGCAGCTATAATAATCTGAATATAACACTGGCATTTGATGAGGAGCTAGGCATTCTCCTTGAATGGCGCTACACATAAACATAACAAGTAACACCTTCATTGAATTAATAGTTTATACCGATGCCATGTAACTGAGCCACTTTTGAACCAGCTGCTTGATTAGCATAAACAGCTTTATATCTAACATCTGTGCCTGACGTACAAGTCGTTTCACCTAATCTAACTTGTTTAATACCAGTAGAATAAACTGGTGTAATCGCAGAATAGCTTGATGCCTCTGTCCAGTTTGAACCACCATTACAAGAAAAGTATATTTTTAAATCTGTTCCTATTGTATTTGTTCCATGTAAATCTTTATATAAAAATGTTCCGCCAACTTTTGTCTTAGCAGAAGATACTGTGTTAGCAGATTGTATGACTTCGCCAGTAGCATTTGTACCACTTGCATTTGCTGTTAAATATCTAACAATAACTATTCCACTTCCACCATTTCCACCAGCTCTAGCTCCACCAGTATTAACGGCAGAACCACCACCACCACCACCAAAATTAGCAGTAGCATTATTTCCATTTGCCTCACCTGATGCACCATTAGCAGCATTTGTGCCACCTGCACCACCACTACTATGACCAGCACCACCTCCTCCAGAGGCATAAGTTTGAGAACTTCCAGTTATTGAGTTTGCTGTTCCAGCACCACCAGCACCACCAGCGCCACTACTACCATCAGTACCAGCTCCTGCAGAACCTCCTCCTCCAGCAGCAGATTTACTTCCCCAGCCACCATAGGCTGTTCCGTCACCACCATCATTTCCGTATGCACCACTTGTACCACCATCTCTATTACCAGAACTTCCAGAAAGTCCACCTCCACCACCTGAACCATTTACACTATCACCAGGAGCAGCAGAATAAGTACCACCACCTCCACCTCCGTTAGAAGTAATACTTCCTAATACAGAATCTGAACCATTAGCTCCAGCAGTTGAGTAATTAGCTCCACCTGTTCCTCCAGCTCCAACTGTAATTGAATGTGTACCAGCAGCTAAAGTTTGACTTGTAGCATAACGAAAAGCTCCAGCTCCTCCACCACCTCCAGCAGTGTAATCACCAGCAGAGCCTCCAGCTCCACCACCTCCACCTACTACAAGGTAGTCAACAACCATATTTGCAGCTAATATAATATTATTTGTTCCACTTGTACTAATCCATTTTAAAACTGTATAAGAGCCATCAGTAATTGGTGTTGCATTACCAGCATGAGAAGTTAAAGCTGTAAAATCTGTAGCCCAATAACCACTTCCTAAAGCTCCGTTTGTTTGTGTTCCTAAATTAGTAGCATTAGTTAAAGTATCAATAAATTGATTAGGTAAATTAAAAGCAGCAGAGCTTTCATTAGTAGCCTCTCTTAAAGCTAAAGCAGATATGTCTGATTTAATTGGTTGTAAATCTACTGATTGTGCGTGTTGAGTAACGCTTGATTGACTTAATCTTGCATCAGCAAAAGTACCAGATGTTATTTTACTAGCAGATAAGTTTGGTATATCTGCCTCTGTAAATCCACCTGATATTATATTTGCTAAGTCTCTTGCTTTTGTCATATTTTATTTTCTCCTATCTTGCTGTTGCTGGTGTTCCATTTGATGCCACTAAAGGTTCTTTTGCAAATGCCCAATATAAATATTTTCTTGTATTTGTATTTGTATCTGAAGAATCTGCTCTACATTTAAAACCATTACTTAAAATATCAATTTTATGTGTAAGTCCACTTTCAGCATTAACTTCATTTGCATACAAATAATCATTTTTGTCGTTATATCCATCTCTTAGAGGGTCATAAATAGCCCAGTTTGTAGAACCATGACTAGAACATTTTATCATAATGAAATTAGGTTGAAATCCAGTATAAATAAATGTGCCATCGGCACTTCCGTTTCCTGTGTAAGTTCCAAATTTTGAAAATCCTTTAATACCTCTAAACGCATAACAAATCAGATTGTCTGAATTTCCATTAGCTGATGTATGACTACCTAAAGTTATATTAGTAGCATCAGGAACAGTATCATTAAATATGTTACTTCCTGAGGCATCTCCATCATCACTATTCCATTTAAGATTATGAGTTCCACCAATATCTTTATGATATACTCTCCAATCATCTCCTGCTGATGCTGTTTTTTTAATAAAAAAAGTATCACAACCACCTAAACCATGTGCTAATTTTGCACCTGCTGTTGAATTACCTGTAAATTTTAAAATTGCAATTCCTGCTGTAGCATTAAAAGAATAAGAAGATGGAGTAATTGTTGTTGAACCATTTGTAGTAATTCCTGATGTAGTGCCACCTTTCCAGTTCCAAGATACATAATTATTACTATTTTTGTTATAACTATCTGTACTATCAGCACCTAATGTAAATCCATCACTATCAAAAGAAGTAAAAGAATTAGTTGTAGTTCCTTCTCCATTAGTTGCATTTGACCTTATTTCTTTAGTCACACCTCTTGCTGCATCAACAAGAACATGTGCATGAGTATCACCTCTATTTTTTATCCAAGTCCAATCAGGTTGAAAACCAACACCTGTTTGTGCATTAGTTCCACCATTACCTGTGTATAATTTAGTGCTAAAATTATCGTTAGGTTGAAAACTTATGTATGCCATTATCCAAACTCCTTTATGTTTTTTGTGCAGATTGCGTAAAATCCATTTGGTACTGTGTACTCAAAAGCACCATGACCATTTGCGTCTGCGTTTGCACTTGCCACAGCCGTTGTTCCAAAAAATCCTGAACCAAAATTTATATGATTAGTTCTTGCACTAGATGTACCTGAACCTAAAAACGGAGTGAACTGTCCAGATTTTCTTGCTGTAATACTTGTAATTAAAGCATTAGTTCCATTTGCAGGGTCAGCAGAATTATACCATGTACCATTTAAACTTGCATAAAATTTTCCATTATCAAGATCA